TGTATCAGAAACCAGATCAAGCACGCCGTTTGCCGATTGATGTATATAAGTTCCTGTGTCACCAAACTCTAATCGGTTGGTGCTTGACATCATCAACGCATCGGATGCGATGGTAAACCCGAAGGTCGTCCCGTTGTCGCCGTCCTTTACGCTGACGTGTGTTGTTGAGTTACCGCCGCCATCCGCATCAACGTGTAAAAGTTGTTCGTATGATGAAGCGATACTTTGTGAGCCTAAAGCTGCCATTGTTATCTCCTTTCCATGAGATTATTTTGCACGGCTTTCCGTGCGGTTAGTCGATGTAAGACCATTGTCGATCTTCATCTTCAAATTTTACTAATAAAGCGTTCCAATTAATCTGTCCCATGTATTCTTTCAGTCCCGCCGTTACATCAGAAACAGTTTCGCCTACCATATCACCAACAGCGTTCTTTAACGCCACCGAGATCGAAGCGTTGGAAGTACCCGCCTGATCGTTGGCCCATGCCTTGAGCATCTTACCAATTGACCCTGAGAATCCCAGAGCCGTCAGTCCCGCCCGCATGGCATCGTTTAAAGACTTGGCGGTGGTTGAACCGGCCACGTCTAACCAGTATTCTTTTAATAAAGAATTGATATGTGTTTTAGATCCGAGTGCCATTATTTAGCCTTTTTCTTTTTCTTGACGTTGCCGTCTTTATCACATTCTTCAAAGCGAACCTTGAAGGATTTCAAGTCGTGGCGATCCTTATCATATTCGATTACATCGCCGTTAGGTCTTTTAAAGTACATAATTACTCCATGTTTAGCGGATCGGGGCAGCGCAAACCACCCCGAACCAATATTAGCTTTTAGCTAACGTCGTGAAGGATATAGACACCGAAGGCATCTTTAGTTTCAACTTCACCCCAGAATCCAGTTGCAACGTATTCTGTGCTTCTGAAAGAAGCGTTACGTTCCGTTTCAATTCTGAATAGACCTTCCGGTCCTACTGCTAATCCCAATGCTCCTTTTGAGAACATGAAGGAAGCAGAATCGCCACCCGAAGAGACATCGTCTTCTATTTCATTACTGAAATAAACGTCGATTCCACCAATTGAAGTAACGAAACCACGAGATAACATCTCCTGGCCTTGTTCACCCAATAGTGAGCCGGGTTTTGAGTTTGAACCAGTTACAGCTACGTCCACAAGCAGACCTTGCATTCCCTTTGATCCCCAAATGCCTTTATCAGACATTACAAGATTATAGGGAGCCGGCGCATTTGCGGCTCTTAATTGACGAAGACTACCAAAAATGTGGTCTAATGTCAAAGCCGTTCCCGCACCGCACTCTGTCTGCGAGAAGCCAGTCCCGAGTGCTGATAAGTCCGCATCGAGCTTCGCACCTACGGCATTACCAAGAATAGCACCGGTATTTCCGGCAATATCATCGGCATTTCCCATTACTGCGAGGTCCGTTACGTCTGCACGTATAACGTGTTCAGAAACGGTTGCTGATCTGGCTGTTGTAGTTACTGAAGTGACAGATGAATAATCACTACCGTCAGTTCCTGCACCTACGCTTGAGGAAGCAATAGCCGTATATTCGGGCCATTGAACCGTGATTGCCCCTGGGGGGCATTGTTTGGCGTTCACGAGAGGATACATCACGTTAACTTCATTGAAGGCAATAATTGCATCTCCAATGACTTTATCGAGACCACCTACCGCGACACCGGTATCAGTTTCAGCCATTATTTACTTTCCTTTTTAGGCGGAGTCCACCCAGAGAAGTATTTTTTGGAAGCCACAGGTTTACCCCGTGCTGCATTGTTGGCACGTTCTTCTAACTCGTCGACCATTGTGTCATAAGACACGGATTCGCCTTTAATCTTGGCGTGTATATCCCCGTCTGGCAAATTCCTTTCAGCGAGTTCGCCTTTCGGGTCGAGATCGACTCCAAACGGTTTATACTTTTGGGCCATAGCCCACCGTTATTCCGCTTGTGGCTCTGTTCTGCGCCTTATATCCTTTCGGATCGTTCGCAGCCCATTCGGCCATCGAAGTATATCCACCATAAGCACCGGGAGGTTGGTTGTCCACCTTCACCTTTATACCGGGTTGGGAATATTCGTGTGCCAAATCTTCCAAAACATCTATTGGATGCTCCTTAAATTTGTCCTGTTTGGACTCAGGCAATCGCTCAAGCAGAACTTGACGGCGATTTGCCTCGTGAGTTTCCAGACGTTCTTTATATGGGGACAGTTGATTAATCGTGCCTTGCAGTTCGGCAATCAGTTCGTCCTTCTTGCCGTCCTCAGACATTCTTTCCTGTCTCCGTTTTTCTTCTTTTGCTTCAATTTCCGCCAATTTGGATTCAAGACCTTTGATCTTTTCCTTCTTGGCCATTACTTCGTGCAATAACTCCGACTGCCCGGAAGTGTCGGGTGTGGTCTGACTTTGAGTCGTCACCTCTTGCCCCTTATCCTGGGTCGGTTCTTGCACGGTTGCTTGTGCTTCTGACATTACTGTCTCCTGTTGTTGTTCATTAAATCTTTTGCTTTACAAGCGGCTTATCAAGGTTCTCATCCTTATAGCTCACCGGGACTAATTCACATCTACAATTTGTTGTACATACACTAAAGCCGGAACCCGGCGATCCTAATGATTCAATAAATTCCAATGTGCCTGTTTCTCCATGTCTTTCATCACAATCGGGACACACCTTACCATCATTAACCGTCACCCATTGAAATTGCTCTACTCCGGCTTCTTTAAATTGTCCGTTAGAACTTTCATTTGCAGATAGTTGAATTGCATTTTTTACGTTATTTTTAAGTTTGTTTCTAAATGTCCCGAACAGTATCCCGCCTTCTTTTAAATCGGTTACAAGCGTTAGTTTGATTGCCTCATCCGACATTCCCGCAAGTCGCATTGTTGCAATTGCTTCTTCAATCGTTAAAGCTGATATTTCTGCCGATGTAGCAATCTGATTGGCAACAGTAATTTGAAGGTTAGGCACGTTTTATCTGTCTTTCAATTTCTAATTCAATACGTTTAACAATATCTTTTTCTGATTTAGCAGTATAGCCAAACCATTCTCTTTTTGGAAGATTCCCCGCCCCTTCTTGATGAAAGCCACCTACGTCTGACATCGTTACCTTTGTGCCTTTATAAAGTTTATCTCGCCCAGGATATATATTCACTTCTTGTTTTTGTTTATCAACCTTATAAACGAGGTTTCTCATGTCTCCTGTATTAACTAAAGGTTTACTTGCGTTTGTTGGATAGTCACCTTTTGTTTTCTTTGCAATTGTACTTGATTTAAGTTTTGCTAATGGACCTTTAACCCCTTGCCCTCGCTCTAATCTTTGAACGTGTTCTTTCCTTATTACTTTCCCGGCAATTTCTAATTGCCTTGTTAAATCCAATGTGATCTTGTTCAGATCAAAATTCTTTGTAATTGTGATTGCCTGATTAGCCACTTTTCTTTAGTACCTCTTTCGCAAACTTTTCACCCTGTTTTGCGCCCTTCTCTATTTCGTCCACGTGTTCATTTAAGAAAGACAATCCGAGACTTAATAAATATCCTTTGGGATTCTTCAATAGGTCATCCATATCAATTGATGGCAATATGCTATCCGCATTCTGAATCACTTCATCTTGCAGTTTATCGATTTTAGCGATGTGATTAAGAACCAACTGTGCCAAGTCTCTTTAATCCTTCAAATAATGGTTGTTCTGGTTGCTGCGCTTCGGCTTCGGCCTGTTTGCTTTCATCTACCCTGTCCATAAGTTTCTGCAAATCCTCATCGGTTATGTCCGGGTTGTAATGCTTGATCAAATCTTCACGGCTCATTAAGCCTTTGGCCATCATCCATTCTAAATGTTCTCGCTCCTCTTTCGGGCTTTGGGGGAACTCTACTTCGGCGAAATCCACCGAATAATTTTCACCCATATCTTTGCCTGTATGTACACGGATAATCTCCCGATCCACTTCATATCTTTCATGTTCCCAATCCTTCCATTTCGGAATGTCGCTTATGCGTGACTCTAAATTTTCCATTTCTAATATTTTCAAGGCCGTCCCGCTTGGTGCATTGCCAGACTCATCCCACTTGATACGCAAATGGTTATTGATAGCCGTTTGATTGGCAAATCCTTTAACGACATCCATCATTTGACCAAGATTGGCAGGACTCGATACGAAAGAGAATGAACTATCAGGCGGCATTAACAGCACCCGATCTATCCCAAGTTTCATGTGTGTCGCTTCTTCGATTCCCATAGCCACCGGCTGCCCGAATGCGAACCGGGTAGCCAAAGCAATTTCCGTATTGGCAATGCCTATCTGTACAGATGAACGAATCACATCAGAAGCGGATGAACTGTATTCAGCAAAGGTGACAGGAATCCGGGAATAGGGATTGATACTGTCTTCATTCACTTGGATAACACGTCCCGCTTGGTCATACTTAAAGTGTTTCCCCGGTACGCCGTCCCTCTCCTCTGACCAATAAACGAAGATGCGGTTGTTCTTATGGTCACGGCCCACCTCATAGGACACGCCAAACGGTTCAGACTCCCCCTCTAAATAATACCGCTTAAAGAAAGGGATTAAGTCGTATTCTAAACGGTCTTTCCCCCACTTACTTCTGAAGGCCATACAACCCGTGAGCCACGCCGTTTCGTTTAGTTCCCGTGCCTTTGAATCCAGATGGTGCGCTATTATGTTATAATCATCCGCCTGTTCATCGCCGATCATCCGTTTGGGTGCGTTCTTGTAAATCATATTCCTGGCACGGGCGAAGCGGGGTACAACTTTTTGAGGGAATGCCGGAACTTGTTGCAACGTAGAAGCGGAGAACCATTGTTCGATATGCTTGTCCACGTTTCTGTGATAATAAAAGTCTAAAGCGGTGGCACGTTCCGCATCTTCTTTGGCCTTTAGTCCGCTTTGCGCTTTCCGAATCGAATCAAGTACGATCTGTTCGGATAAATCAGGCAATACAACATCATTTACAGTCATGCGCTATACATCCATTTCTTATAAAATTCAGTTGGCGGCTTTGTACCGCCTAAAATCTTTTTCACATCCTTGTTGATGCGTTTTTGTATCATCCATCCGTACATCCATAGTCCAATAAAAAGCATATTGAACATGAGACTGATACCGAGGATGAAGCCTACCATGATTGAGATGTGGCTATATTCCGATTAATGGACCACTTGTACGAAATCACATACGAGCAAGCATCCAGAGCATGGGAGAGGGCAATATCTGAAGTCTTATCAATCCCACCACGTTTATCTCGCTGCACTTGTTCAAGGTCTTTGATTAGATATGTACATTTGGGATCCACAGTCATGCCCACGTTCCCGTTGGCATCAACTAACTTGCGATTCAAGGCGTTCAACCTATCTATATGAGACGGATGCGCCTTCTTTGCCCTTACTGAATAACCATAATCTCGAAGGATAGTATGGTCCGATCTATGGGACGTTGTGCTTCTGGCACTACCCGCCGGGTCCGGATAGATCATAATAACTTCAGGCCATTTCTTTCGCATAGCCTTTGCCATTGATTCCGTATTGGAATTGCTTTGCCTGATCTCATCGAAGTAATGAATAGTTCCATCGGTGTATTCACAAGCAATGACTGCTGTCATATAATCGACGTTCATGTCCATCCCTATCCACTTGTTTATTGCAATGTCTTGTGCTTTCTTGACGTGTATATCACGATCAAAGTTGTAAGCTGCACGATTGCCGGTTGTCTCGAATGAACTTTCCATCTCCTGACGGTATAAGCGGCCATCCATATTGGACTTGATCCGTTTAATTTCATCTTCCTCAACGAACCCGCCTTCAATCGTCTTGAACTTCCATGACTTCCAATCAGGATCAGATTGGCCTTTCATGTATAGGTCATACATGGCATTATATCCAGAGGGCGTTCCGATAAACATGGCTTGGCCTTTAGATGTGGCTAACATAGGCAGTATAATTTCTTCCCAGACGTGGGGCTTGAAGTATGCGTATTCATCCAGGATAACTTTGTTGATTCCCGCGCCTCGAAGTGAATCCTCATTGTCCGCACCCTTGATGGAGATTGTCGCCCCGTTGATCAAAGTAACCGACAATTCTGATTCGTTGATCTTCGCTTCCGTATGATGACGAAAGAGTTGTCTCAATATA